TTCCGATCTTGCTGAAGAATTAACGTCAGCATTAACTATTGTATCATTGGCTATTTTAACTGATGTAACTGTTCCATCACTAGGCGTTACGTTTTGATCTGCAAGTTTAGATTTTAAAATACCAAAGAAAGATGCTCCTGATGGAGGTGCTTCCGTAAATGTAATAGTACTTGCTGTTGGGTTTACAGTATATGCAGTCTCAGGTTCTTGCAAAACACCACCAACACTGATAGTTACATCTAAAGCACTAGATATTGAAATAGTAGAACTGTTATGACGTAAATTAAATGTAGTTGTACTACCGTTAAAATCACTAGATATATCGTCTATTTTATATTGTTGTGCTCCAGCTGATGAAGCATAAGTACCTTGAACTGTCCACTTAACTCCATCATAATAATATGATAAACCGTTAGTAGCGTTATGTGTTTGTCCCGTACTTGGGGATGAGGGAAAATTTAATGCCATAATTTTTTTTTATAAATAAGCAAATTTATATTCAGCAGCATCTCCAGTTCTATTTTCAATATAAATAATTCCAGTATCTACTGCAGAAACTGATGTTTCAGTATCAGTACCTGTAGTTCCATTAGGAACAGTACCTGCAGCTAATACATTAAAATCAGCTCCACCTTGAAAAACTTCAGCAATAGCATCTGAACTACCGACATCGTACAAGACTGCGCCAGATTTAGTAACTTGTGGAAAATTTCCAGAAACACCCATGCATTTAACAAGCAATAACCCTCCTTTTTCATATGGCGTTATTTGACCAACTGCATCATCTGCTATTGATAATACTGGAAGTAAATGATTAGGAACTGTAATGTTAGTCATAGTTCCTGAACGAACTACAGGATCTGCATTATTGACAGGTTGTATTACTACTGAACTACCTATAGCTATCTCACTTAAAGTACCAGCAGTTTGTATTAGATTAGCTGCTTTTGTACCTGTAGCTTGAGAACATGCACTAGATATAGCAACGCCTTGTATATGTCCTGACGAAGCTTGATTAATTTTAAGAAGATATGAAGCTTCTCCATTTGCAGTTACATTTGATATAGCTACATTTTTAATATCTGAACTTGTTCCAGATTTTGTTTCTAAATCAATAACAGCATCAATAGCCATACTTGAATCAGCTACAAAATTAATATTAGAGATAGAAACATTACGGATGTCTTGTTGATCTGCTAATAATTTTATTGGCACTGATTTTTCAGTTGTATAAACACCATTAATAATTAGCCCATTTAAAATATCTGCGGTAGTTGTATTTACATATACAATATATTTAGGTCCATAACTAGTTCTGGCTGGGTATATATTTTGAAGATAACAACTATCAGCTTCGATTTGAATCATGGCACTGTCTGCAGGATAACCACCTACAGGTTCAACACCATAAATTCCACGAATGTTTTTTACGGTTGCTAATCTAGCTTCATCTTTTATATGAATTCCAATTTTTGGATTCCATACAATAATGTCATCTAAATAAGGTGTATTACCATTTAATTCTATTTGAGTACCGTTAAAGTATGAAAAACCAGGATCATTTGGTTGTTCAAATTGGATACCTGTAATTTTAACAGCTTCACCATCTGGATCAGCTAAAGTTTTAAGAGCACTATAACCATCATTAACTAAATCAATAATAGTTCTTCTAGTAGCTGCTCCTTTAAACCATACACCTCTAGGTATAGTTACAGTACCGTCAATACGATAACTACCACAATCTAATTCAAATATACCTTCTCGTTGTTGAGCATTAAACGCAGATAAAGCTTTATTAAATAAAGTTGTTTGAATAACATTTGTTTGACCAATTGGAAATATTCCCCACCAAGCTGCATAAGTATGTTTACTGTCTTCACCTATTCCTAAAGCATTATCACTTAAAAGACTAATATTACCTTCACCTTTAAAAATTTGTTGTTTAGGAGAAGCCTCAATTCTATTTCTTAATGTTACTGTTATACCAGTAGGAATAGTAATAGCAGCACCTTCTAGAAAATATATTGGCTTATCTATATTTTGAGTACTTGTAAGTGCAAAATCACCACGAGATACAACTATATAACCTAAAGCACTAGCCATTGCGACAAATGCAGCAGTATCATCAGTTGTACCGTCACCTACTGCACCGAAGTCTTTAACTGAAACAACATCTTTTAACTTACTATCCCAAGTTCTAGCTACTGCACCAGTACCTGTTTGAGTGAATGATCTATCTCCAGATGCATCAAACGGTGGGCTGGCTTCTACCCATTGACTAGTATCTACATCGACATACCAGACATAAGTCCTACCATTAGTTGTGTTATACCATCTTTGACCGTTAAATGGACCTGATGGTGGTGTAGCTCCAACTGTATCTTGAAGTTGGTCGTTTTGTAATTCTTGTGCAGCAAATAAAAATTGGTCTTGGTTATTATTTAAATCTGTAGCTCTAATAGATGAACCTGCTGCAAATACTGCACCAGCCGAGTCTAAAGATGTTGATCTATATATTCGTATGTTATTAGTACCAGCAGCAGGAGCACTAACAAAAGTAAGTGTTGTACCTGAAATAGAGTAATGTGTAGTTTCAGTTTGTACTACACCACCTACCTCTACTTTTAAATCGCTGATTTTTGTTGAGTCATATTCAATTGTAAATTGGAAAGCAGTTTGAGATCCTGTCCCACTAAAGTTTTGGCTAGTTGTCTTTGTAGTAACTGGCATGGTTATTTTATTTTTATTAATTACAGGTGGTGGTTATCTATAAATATCTAGTACGTTACTGACTTTCTGGTTATAACTAGAAGTCTTGTACATTGATTCAAGATTCTGAGTAGATAGTCTTCTTTCTTCTTCTTGTAATGCTTTAACCTCTGGATTTCGTTGAACTTTAGCCCAAGCTCTACGTCGTGCATCTTCTATTATTTGATGAATTAATGTGTTATGCACATAAGCTGTTCTTGGGTCCATCTCACGTCTCCCTGCTGCTAAATCATTTTGCATTGCAGCCAAAGACATCTGAACCTTACGATTCTTAGCTAGTTTATTTAGCTGAGCTTCTATGTTTTGATCACCTATAGCTTTCATAAACATTGATCTAACAGTAGCGTTCTGACTTAGGTCAGTACCATCAGGTGCAGAGTATGTAGACATTCTTAAGTCATAGCCGCTATCAAATAAAAGCTTTCTACCTGGACCTTGATCTAGATTGAATTGAACAGGACTAAACATATTGAACATACGTGTTGGGAAGTCCCAGTCTTTAATAGGTTGACCATTAAGCATGTCGTATTTAGTTGGTATCTCTTTAACAGCTAAACGCTCACTAATTAGGTTTCTATTTCTAATTGCATCACCTATACCAGAGTTCAATTCCTTCATGTAAGGGTTAAACAATTTACCTAGTTCATTCCTCATGGAAGACATAGGTATGGTGTTGTTTGCTAAACCAGCAACTATTCTTTCAAACTGACCTGGCTTACCTGCAAATAAATCAACAAACTGCTGCATACCAGCAAGATAAGACTTACTTGAAATACCTTGCATCATAACGACTGCAAGTTTCTGTAAGTTATCTTCTGTCCATTCTTCACCCATTAACTGACTATGATCACCAATGTCACCAATGGTTGAAAGGATAAGGTTAAATGGTTCAAATGCATCATAACTAACCCATACATCACCTAGTTTTATACTTCTAGGTTTCCAACCTGCATCAATCCATACTTGTCGTTTCTGTCTATCAGTAGGACCATTACCAGTAAGACCACCATTCATAAAGTGAATAGATGCCATAGAGATAATTCCACTACCAATAGCTAGTCTTCCTCTTTGTAATGCCTTAGCATTAGCCAGATCATCTGCAGTTTCAATACCATATTTAAGTACATCTTGTAGGTTGTCTGGAGTAGCAAAAGCTATATCATTCCATTCTTTAACAAGGAAGTTAAACCCAGGTGTATGTTTAGCAGTTAGTGCTAATCCATTTACACCAGTACGAGCAAATAAGAAGAATGGTTTAGCCCAAGGTGCTTTATCAAATACTTCATTCAAGCCTTTTGAGAAGCCTGTTAAGTCAGTAGTTAATGTAGCTTCTTTCTTAGCAAAGATAGTAGCTGCATCAGTGATGTTTCCATCAGCATCTGTTATTTGACCATAGAATCTATCTTCAGCATTCTTTAGTAGATCAGGTGTTATCTCTGTGATATTACCTTTATTTAATTGATCCATTGCTAGGCGCATTGCCTTTTCTTTAGCTCTGGATCTAGCCAAGATGTACCCAAAGGTATCATCAGTAGCTGCCATGATCTTGGTTGAATAAGTAAGGAACTTATTATTGTTCATAGCTCTAGCCATATTAGCTAGATAGAACGTACCCTTATCACCTAAAGATGCTCTATCACTATTCTCTATCCAGTCTCTATACATCTCCCATTGTTCATCACCTTTGGTTATTTCATTGAACCTAGATTTAATACTTGCTACATCACCAGTCCAATAGGAGTTAAGTTTAGTTTTAAATAAAGTCCAAGCCTCTGGTATTGCTTCAACCATTCCATGAACAGCTGCTAATGAAGCACGTTTAGTAGCAGCATCACCAGATAATGTTGCACCAAGAACTTGTGATAAAGGACGTAAGAAGGTAGCTGTACTTGTACCTAAGATTGCTCTAGCTGGTGTTTTAGGACCACTAAGAACACTGTTAATCATTACTCCTTGAAGTTCTCTTATTAATGCACCTGTTTTAGCTTGACCATTAAAGTCACCACCTTTTAGCTTCTTACGAATCCAAGCATCAAAATCTGTGACATTATGAATATCATTAGACATTGATACAGTTTCAAAGATAGCTCTAAATAGATCATCATCTTTACTATTACCAGCTAGTTTCATAGCTAATTTGAAACCATCTATTGATTCAGCTACTTGTGTATCTACAACTTCTCTAACTGCACCTGCACCAAGGTTTCTAAATGACGCAGATTTAGTCATCTTTGCTAATTTAATTTGAGTTAAACCAGCAATTAACTTGTCATACATTGCTTTAGCTGGACCATCAATATCTGCTACATCAGCTATTTCAAAGATTTCTCTACCAGCTATACCTAAATCTCTTAGTTCTTTTACAAGAGAACCAATAATTAAATCACCAGCTACGACATTACCAGACTTCCAGATTTCTCTATCGTCAATTCTATCTGTATCTAAGTTGAACTCTCTCCAGAAATCTTCAGTAGATACATCACTTGTATTTCTACCTTCAATAACTCTCTTCATCTTCTCAGCAGATTCACCCCATACATCCATAAGTGATTTACCTGATGCCTTAGCATTAGCGATTTCTGTTTGAATTCGTTGGTCACTCATGAAATCTGATAGAACTTCTTTTAGATGTTCTTCAGCCATTTCTGCATTGATAGCTGTTCTTTCTAATTGAACTGGAGTTGTAAGTGAATCCGTAGATCCATTCTCAGCTCCCCACTCTTTTCTAGTTCTTGATAACTGTTTCCTTACGTCAAATGGCTTACCATTAGATGTAGGTGCAGCTTGCCAAGGGTCAGCGATTGGTTTGTTTTTATAACCACTAAAGCCAGGTATTTCTAATTGAGTTACTGCTTTCTGAGTTACTTGATCTTTAACACTTTGTTCTCTAGCAACAGCTTTAGTTAGAGCATCTTCAGCTCCATCTTCAACTATCTCTTTACCACCTTTTCCTTTCCTTACTTTTCTCACTCCCTTACCTACTAAGATACTGAATCCATCGAACACAGCACCTATACCCATACCCTCTACGACATTCTTTAATGTCTTGACTGCAGGGTGATCTAAGTCATTAGTAGCTAATGGAGTATCAATAAAATTAAAACGATCTCTCAGTATCTGTAGACCATTCTCTTCTTGTGAATATTTAGAAAGGATATCTGATACAGCACCTATTCCAGCACCTCTAACAAGGCTACCAGCAACCGTAGTTGCAGCACCTACACCAGCTGCACTAGCAGCAGGAATGATAGCAGCAGCTAAAGAACCAAAGTGAACAAGACTACGAATAGCACCTCCCCACCAAGTCTTAGTCTCAATAGGATTAGCATCATCTACAAACCAGTCATCCCACTCAGCTCCATATCCTTCTTCTGTTTGTTGTTCTTCCTGCATTTCACCACTGAACATATCAATGGCTCTTTCAGGAAAGGTAACAATGGAAGAGGCGGTATCTTGTAGACCACCTCCTATAGCTGATTGGAATTCTTTTACAACTCCTTTAAATCCTCCTCCACCTTCTTGATTCCGAGGATCTTTTGCAGCAGTTTCTGCAGCTTCCTCTCTTTGTTGCATTGCAGCGGCTTGTTGCTCTTGAAAGATTCGACGCTGCTCTGCTTCTTCAGTTAATTGATCGACTTCTTTTACAGCATCTTCAGCTGCTTGGGTGTCGATATTTATTGGATCGAATCCAGAATACATTTTATTACCTTAGTAATTTACATAGTCGTTACGAAATCCCAACCTAAAATGCTATCCATAGATGTTTGTTTTAGTTCAGGTGTTGGGTATTCTTTTTGTTGTAACTCAGTTAGCTCTTCTAATAAGAACTCAATCTCGTCATATGTTATTTCTCCATCATCTTTGAAAGCTTCTATCTTTGCTCTCATAACCTTTTCAGGTGTTGGGTGAGTACTTAATAAGAATTGAACACCAGGGTCTAGTTTTTCATAAGCTTCTAGTAGTTCTGATTTAACAGGTTTACTACCACCAAATAGTTTATGAGCTATTTCTAGTTGAGCGTATTGAAGTTGATCAGCTTGTACACCTGGATATCTATCTGCTAGTTGTTTATAGAAGACATGAATCTCATTTGGATTAGCTCTTACTTCTTCTAAGATCTTTTCAGTACCAAAGATGATACCTGTTTCCATTATTTGAGGATTTAACTTAACAGCTTCAGTAGCTGATTGTAAGGTTAGTTCTCTTTGCTTTGCTGCACTAATACTTGGAGTAGGTGGTGTATCGTAATTACCTTCAAAGATATTATCTTTAATACGCTTCATCGTATTTAGATGAGCTGCATTAGCAGAAGGTGCTGTTTGAATTTCTTCAGCGTAGATTCTTAGATATTCTAATTCACCATAAGTAGTGTTATTGACATACGTCTCATTAGTACTTGGATCTGGAGAACCTTCAAGTTTGTTATGTTTAACAGAATGAGCTTTAATTAACGCTTTAGCATTCTTAAGATTAGCTGCAGATGGAACACTTGTATTTAGTGATATAGCCTT